TGCTTCTACAGAACCAACAAAACTAAATGGTGAATGTTCAAATTTTGCGTGTATATCTCTACGAGTTTTTCCAGTTTTTTCTGGTGCTATTGCTCTAGCTTTTGCAACACCCTCAAGCGTTGAGTTCCGTATAGCATCACCTATAAGTTTTCTTTGCCGTCTAGGGTATTTAGTCAAAGCCGCCTCTAGGCCTTTACTTTCAACCTTATAGCTAAACATTAAGCTGCAACACCCTTTTCTAAAACAAACAAAGTAATGTCATTTTTAGCAGTTGGACTTGTGATCGACTTGATAGCCCAGACTGTATTTCTAGCATAAACACGATCTGACAAAGTTATAGTTTTTACTGTGCTGTCTGTTCTGACTTTCATATTAGCTTTTGCGACATCTTCAAACGCGCCCGTTTCGTCATTCATCGTGCCAGCTCGTTCAACAAGTTCAGCAAATCTGCTGATAAGATCAGACCAGCTGTCATTAGTCACGTTTCCAAATTCATCAGCTGTTGCTGACATTCTTTGAAACGTTATCCGATCTCTGAATAATCCACCTCTAGCCAACCCAACTATTCCTCTCAGTAGCTATCAGCTGCTCCACACCAAAAGGGAGCGTTTTAGATATTGTGCCGATTAATTCATTTTCACGGTTTTCATAATAATTAGCGACCAGCATTTTAATAGCGTGTCTTACCGTAGTCGGTACGCTTTCAGCACTGTCACCGTAACCGACAACATAAGTTATCTTTATTGCATCATCACGTTTAAAAACTGTAGGCCACGTATAGCCAGATTTAGGATAAATAGTCTTATAACCCTTTGTTCCTATCACGTAATAATTTGACAGCGTATCTGTTTGCAAAGCGTTATTTGTATCATAATATTCTATAGAACTTACTGACTGAACAGGGGTAATACTCAAGTGTACAGTGCCAGGATTCGGAGCAAAATATTCAGCCCAAGTTTGGGTAATCATTGCTTTCCCTAACATGCCCGTCACGTCTAAATAATTTACCGCTACTGCAATAAGATCAGCTATCACTTGATCATCGTCAGAGTGCTCAATTCGCATATGAGCTTTACACTCAGCAATTGTAACAGGCTCAATCGCTGGAGCTGTTACAAGCTGCAATCTGTGTTGTAGCGGTAAATTCATTTTTATTCCTTAACAGCTTTTTTAGCGGCAACTTTTTTAGTTGCTTTCTCTACTTTAGGCTCTTCAATCACCTCAGCTATTCCGCGCTCCACGTATCTTATCAGAGCGTCAGGATCATTTATCTCAACTATGTCTCCAACATTATGACTAAAATTTATACCAGCCATAGATTGAAGTAATCTTACTTTTGCCATTTTTTAAAACTCCCGAAAAAAGTGAGGGGGTTGTTTCCCCCTCACCACTGCCAATTAAGCTTGTGTTAGAGTTTTAACAGCTGCTGTATCAGTCAACACACCGTCAAATCTAATGTAGCCCAAGATACCGTAATCAGGAGCAAAGCGCTCTCTAAGAACAGTCACAGAAGGTTGTCCAACTTTTCTAACGTAGAAAGCTGACATATCACCAAAAAGGACTGACTTGTTGCCAGTAGCAATTGAAGCTACGTCCTGATTAACGACCACAGGATAGCCTAAAATAGTCTGTGGCATATCAGCAGCATAACCGCCAATTTCCCATAGGTATCTGTTCTGACTGTCCTTTAGCTTTCTTACAGCTGCTAATGTTGAGTCGTTCATCATCATTGCAACATTAGCGCCAGTGCGATAGGCTGGGTCTACTGAATGAACCAAATCAATTAACTCGTCTGCTGCAATTGCTGTCGCTGACGCTGCTGTAACTCCGTTAGTCGCATTGGTCATAATACCCTCAACGTCACTAGAACCACTACCAGTTGTAAGCTTAGAGTTCGCAATACGCGCCATACGCTGACCAAGTAAGCGACCTAGTAGACTTTCCATGTTTAAAACACTGTCCATATTTAACTCATGTGACCAGCGCACAAACTCAGTATTAAAGCCAAATGCTGACATTGATTTCTGACCGAAAGTTACATCTTTTCCACCATCGTCGGTTGGTGCTGTACCTTCAGTGTGAGCCTCAGCTGTAACAGTTGTATCGTCCACAGTTGGGATTTTAAATGTCTCACCTGACGTTGAGTTAATTGTAGTAAACAAGTTGCTTGTATACATTGGGCCGAAAGCTTTCATACTTTCCACAATGAACGTAGCAAGCGTTTCTGGAACAGTAAAACCGCCTGACGTATTTGTGCCACCAACTTGAACCCTATGCTCTACAAGAGCTTGTCTAGCTTCTGGTGACATGTAAGCTTCACCACCTCTAGCAACATACTCCATAAAAGCAGCTCGATAGTCTAATGAATTACCAGTATCAGTTGCTGGTGCAGACCGACCTTCAATTTCTGGAAGCTTGCTTGTGTCAGGAGCTTCAATAGCCGCCTGAGCTTTTTCAAGTCTTTCTTCACGATCAGCTCTTTTTGCAAGCTTGTCGTGATCTTCCATCATCGCATCAAATTCACGCTCAATCTCAGCTGCTCTTTCCTCAGCTACATCATCCGTGATTTCTTCTAGTTTCTTACGCGCTTCTGTGGCGATATTCGCCATTTTCTCACGCAAATTTTTTATCTCATTCATGAGAGATCCTTTCTATTTAGGGAGAAATTTAGCTTTCATCTTCAAACGCCGCATGACGCTGTGATGTCTGCTTTTTGCGTGTCGCGCTTTTCTGTAGCTCTCCAGCGAACTCAGCGCACTTCTAAGACCGATAGAAGTACTTTCATAGGCTGGGGTTGTAACAATGCTAACATCGTGCAAATCGGCTCTAGTAATGGTTCTAGTAGGCATATCACCTTCATCTGACCACTCTTGACCCGTAGGTACGAAAGCAAACGACATTTTGTCCAGATCACCCCTTTTCATTTTTGGGATAATGCTCCGAACATCGGGATCTGAAGGATCAAGATTAGCTCTTACTTTAAGACCTCTTTCATCCTCAGATAATTCTAACGTACCGCTGCGAGTACGTGCTAAAGGCAAGCCAGCATGATTTATTAAAAATACAACATCATCACGACCTACAGCATCAGCAAACGCGCCTCTCGCTATTTGCTCTTGCCACTTACCAGCTATAATTGTTGGGCTGTCAAAGACAGCTGCATAGCCTTCAACGGAAACCAAACCATCATCTATTTCACGAACCTCTAGACCCTCAGCTGGCCTAGCTTCACGGTATTTGTCTTTGTCTTTATGTTTGCCGTATGCGCTATCTTCAATATCAGCCATATCGTCATCCTCTGTCTGCTCTGCTTTGCCAAAAGTGATGATCACTTCAGTTTCTGTTTCTGTGATGTTCTTTATGTGGCGATCTTCAGAACGCTCACTTACGACTGTTAAAGTTGAAAACTTGTGACCGACAAGCTGACCAGTAGGAGCGTAACCATCTTCACCCTCACGATAGAGCATGATTAATGCTGCTGGATCATCTTCTGTTGCATTTAGGGTAAAGTCAGTGTCTGGAACATTTAGCGCTCCTTCTCTAACTATTCTTCTTACTTTGCCGTAGGCTCTGCCACCGCTGCTATTCCAGCTCACAAAATCGCCTACAACAACCCCGTCAGGTGCTGCTCTTTGTAACATGCGTTCATTATCCTCACTGTCTGCGTATCTGTTAGCAAAAGCTTTCCCAGCGTCACCGCCCCATAAAGCCCAAGCTATTCTCCCAGCTGACGGATAGCCTTTTTCACCCCTGCTAAATCCTTCACCCTGTTTATCTACTTCGTGTCTAGCAAAGTAGCTTTTCATTCTCCTAATGGTGCTAAGAGAAAGATCCTTATTGTTTACAATGTCTCGCGCTCTAGCCACGCCTACAGCTGTTCCACCTCTGTTGAACTCCCTGCGCCATTCAAGACCGCGCTGGGCTTCCTCACGCATTGCTTGGGTAGGCTTAACCATCGAAATTAACGGACTGTGTAGCTATCGGAACTGTTGCACCCTGTATCAGCAAATCATCACCGCTAGGCTTAGTCTCAAGACCTTCAATCTCTCTGACCTCATTAGGCGTCTTAACGGCGTTTTGTATCGCTGTAGCGTGTGCTTCCATACGGGTTTTCAAATCACCTCTGAGCAAGCTATCCACGTTATAACGAACCTCTAGAGTGCTAGTGCGACCAAAGAGCTTTAGATTCATTTCCTGTTCTGTCTGCTCAATCCAGCGCCTTAGCGTGTGCTTAACAAAGTGTAGATCTTGTTGCTCATTATTGCTGAATGTGCCGTTGCTCAGATCTTGTAAGAAAACAGGCGGTAAACTGTATATACGTGCAATCTGCTCTAGTAAAAATCTCTGTAATTCAATCAGTTGCATTTCGCTTGGACTAAAGCCTACCGCCTTTAATTCGTGTCCAACAGGTAGAGCTAAAACAGATCTACCTTCTTTTGCGAGTTTTGACGTTGCAGCTGCAACATCCTCTGAGGCTCTTTGTGCAGCAGCTCCACTTTGGAAACTTCCCTGTAGGGACATGGGAGGAATTCCACCACTTTGGAAAGCTTTAGATCCATAGCGAGTTGCTGCGATTGCAAGACCAATAATATCTCTATTCGTCATTATTGGTGAGCGAATATCAAAATTGTTATGTTTGGTCATATACGTGAAGTCTAAGACTTCATTAGCTTCATAACTCTGTGTTCTTGTTCTATAAGTTCTGCTGGGAAAATCGTCAGTCTTACTTTCGTAAACGTGCAAATGCGCTGGATCAAGTGGGACTAAATCAGTTACATCACCGCGACCATTACGAACAATTAGTGTAACAGACCTACCACCCGTAAGCACTTGCTCGAAAGAATACTTGCGCCAGTGAAAACTAGAGGTAGTCGGATTGACAGCACGATTTAACCACGCTCCGACACCAGTATTAACTTTCTTACCATTTTCAAATACCTCAAGAGGTAAAGAGGCTAGTGTACCAGATATAAAATTTACAGCTGCCCAAATCGAGGGAACACCTAGCGCATTGTCAACGGTCACTGTGATCCCAGCTTGCGAACTCATTTCTCCCCAGCCCATCATGTGAAGGAAGTTTTCTGAGCTAACAGGCACATTTGGGTTTTCTAGTGACCTTGCTTCTGTCTTTCTAAAGCTGTCAAATATTCCCATACTTACACCGCCAGTTTAAAATTAGGATCGTCCCAGGGACTAACATGTTGATTTTGTTCACTTTTTCCGATTGCAGACAGCGCCATTGCCAAAGCAACAAGCCCGTCAATCTTTGAGTAACTTTTTGATTTATGTAATTTTCTGTTTCCAGCTGGATCACTTTGAGTAACAGCGCCAGCCGCGCACATGTTTAAAATTGGGTGATCACCGTGATTTAACTTTCGATCAACTACCAGACGCTCTAGTTTCTCAATCGCTGGTGACATATCACGAAAACCCTGACCGTGCGCTTCCATTGGTATGTCTGCGCCGATAGCGTCAAGCTCACGCTTAAAATCATTTATGCGCCAGCGATCAAAAGCCAGCAGCTGTAAATCATAAGTATCAGCT